GGGCGCACGCGGCCACCTCCGGCAATGAGGCGCACGCGGCCACCTCCGGCAATCGGGCGAACGCGGCCACCTCCGGCAATGAGGCGCACGCGGCCACCTCCGGCTATGGGGCGAACGCGGCCACCTCCGGCTATGGGGCGAACGCGGCCACCTCCGGCAATGAGGCGCACGCGGCCACCTCCGGCAATCGGGCGAACGCGGCCACCTCCGGCTATGGGGCGAACGCGGCCACCTCCGGCTATGGGGCGAACGCGGCAGTCAAAGGCAAAGACTCGATTGCCGCCGTCCTTGGCTGCGATTGCAAAGCGCGCGGCGGGCTTGGCTGTTGGCTGGTGCTGACCGAGCGGGACAGCGAAGGACATATACTCGGCGTCAAGGCGTTTCGCATTGACGGCAAGAAGTACAAGGCCGACACATGGTACAGAATGGAGAACGGCAAGGTCGTGGAGGTGGAAGAATGAGCAACTTGATTCCGCCGCGGAAGAACCTGCCGACTAATTTCCACCCCACCACCCCAAAACACGAAAGGGAAACAACCATGAGCAAGCAAACCAAAACCACCACCACCCCTTCCGCGCGGATTAATTCGCACCCGCCCCGCGAAATCCGCAAAAGCCCGATCCGCAAGCGCCACGACAACGAGGGCAGCGAGCGCCGCATCCGCAAGGTGACTATCCGGCTCACCGAGCGCCTCAGCAACGAGCTCGCGTCCATCCAGGGCCTCATCTACGCCTTCGGCAAGCAGGAGCCGATGGCCGACATCTTCGAGCAACGCCTCATGCCGGTGCTGCGCCACTACGTCCGCCCCTACGCCATCGAGGCGAAGAAGGCCCGCGAGGCCGAGCGCGCCGCGCGCCGCGCCTTCGTCCGCCGCGAAGTCATCAAACACACCAAGTGAAGGGAAAAACGCCATGAACAAGCCACTCAAGTTCAAGCCCTGCCCGTTCTGCAGCGAGGAGATGCCTGAACTCACCACCTCCGTCGTCACCCTGGAGCTGGAGCCCGACGGCGTCCTCTACGGCCGCGTCACCTGCCCGAACTGCCAGGCCACCCTCCGCGAGTACTTCTCCGACGACGCCGAGCACCGCGCCCGCCAGTCCTTCAACGGCACGTGGATCATCCCGTCCGCCGTCGTCGGCGAGGCGACCGTCGCCATCGAGACCGCATGGAACCGCCGCGCCGCGGCGCCCGCGAAGAAGGGAGGCGCGAAATGATCCGCGACTCGGCAACCATGAAGTCCTTCGACTGCAAGGTGGTCGAGGAAGGTCTGTTCAAGTTCCCGAAGGTGTTCATCAACGCCCAGGTGATGTTCTCCGCCGGCACGGTCGACCACGTAGACACGAACGCCATCAAGCTCGCGCTCCGCGACGCCATCATCAACAACATCGCCTTCGTCGAAGAGAAGCCGAAGGAAGGAGGCGCGAAGTGACTACTAACCTAAAAGGATTCGTCGAAAACTTCAAGCACAAGAGGGATTGGGGCGGCATCTGGAGCCTTGACGGGCGGTATCTCAACGACGCGCAAGCGCGTATATTCGTCAGCAAGGCCATAGAGGCGGGGTACGAGACGGACGCCGAGGTTCCCGAAGACCTTGTGCGCGAATGGCTCGGATTGCCGAAGAAGGAAGGAGGCGCGAAGTGATCCGCGAGCTCGAAGAGGTCCAGGAGTGCCTTATGGCTATCCAGGCGGTGCACGAGAAGCGCGAGAACCCGCACGACATCCTCGTGGTGCACACGTGCAGCGCGGCGATCACCCACCTCGAAAACGCGAAGGAGCTGGCCGAGGCCGGGGAAAAGGAGGCGAGATGACCAGCGCTGAGTTCAAGTACCTCGCCGGCTTCTGCGTCGGCGAGAGCGAGTTTCGCCCGGCGATGCGCACCGCCTTCTACTGGGGCGGCACGGCGATCGTCACCGACGGCCGCATCGCGCTCGTCGCCGACGCCAAGCCCGGGGATCTGCCGGCATCCGACGAGGCCCAGCAGCACTTGGCCCAATCCCTTCACGGGGAGCTGCTGCCGGAGGCACGGAAAAATGTCGCCAACGGCAAGTACGAGGAGTTCGAGCTCGACATCGACAGGCTCGTCGCTGCGGTCAGCGCCGTCGAGACCGACATCGCGCCGGAGATGGACGAGCTGCGGCACTACGAACCCGACCCCGACGACCCGGACGACGTCGCCAGCGAGGATTCCGAGCGCTTCGTGCTGTCGAGGTATACCATAGTCATCCTGCCGAACGCGCAGCGCACCGTCATCGCGGGGTACTACGCCAGCGTCGTCGCCAACTGCTGCCTGATCGGCGGCAAGGCGAGGGCGTACATGGACAAGCGCCACGGTGACGGCGATCCGCTGTACCTCGCCGGCCGGGGATGGGAGTTGCTGCTGATGCCGCTCCGGATGCGGGGCTACGTGGACGACCCTATCTACGCGGCCTCCGTCGCCGACGCCGCGACCGGTCTGCTCGTCAACCGCCGCGCCGCCGGACGCTTCGACCTCGACAAGCTCCGCTTCCGCAGGAAGACGGTGCAATGAAAGGAACCATGACCGCCATCCGCACAGACTGGCGCCACTTCGAGGACGTGCGCCGCGACAGCGACCTCCGCAATCCGCCGAAGTTCGCCGAGCCGGTCCACGGCTTCGGATACAGCGTCGGCGAGCTGATCGCGGCGGAGATTGCCGCCGCTGGGAAGATGCCGTTAGTCTTCGGCGGCAGGATCCCGTGCGAGACCGACTACCTCGCCGCGTCCGGCGCGACGTTCCCGGCGGACGTGCCGCGGGCGAAGCTGGAGGAGTTCAACCGCGAGACGCTCCGCGAGGTCATGGACGAGACGGCCGAGATGGAACGCTACGTAGCGATCGCCAGCTTCTTCAGGAGGGCCGCGGAATGACCAAGAAGGAAAGACAGCGCGAGGCGGACCGGCGCTATCGGATGCGCCACCCCGACCGGCTCCGCGAGCGCGCCCTAAAGTGGCGCAAGAACAACCCGGAGAAGCGCAAGGCGCAGAAGAGGCGCAACTACGCCCGGCACCGCGCAGAGATCCTCGAAAAGAAGCGCATCTACTACGCCACCGTCTATCCCTGGGGCAAGCGCCGCGAGATCTTCGCCGTGGACGCGGATGCCTACGCGAAGTACAGGGCGGCACAGCGCGTGCGCCGCGCTCGCCGGGTGGTTCTGCTCGGCAAGGCGTACCGCCCTCGCTTCCAATGCCGCCTGCCAAACTGGGCGACCTTCGGCCAGCGCGTCCTCGACGTCGCCTCGCCGTGGCTGGTTGAAAACATAACGCCGAGCCAGCGCGCCTATGCGCGCGAGCTCGCGATCGAAAGGAGGAAGGCATGATTACCGTCGACCGCAACCCGTTTATCGACACGACGCCGAGCTTCCGCGGCGCTCGCTATGAGATGCCCGAACCAGTCGACCCGACCGCGCACAAGATGCTGGCCGGCGCGGGCAAGGGACTGTCGGCACGCGATTTTATCAGCCCCACGGCGGGGCGCGCCGGAAGTGTGGAAACCGCCGAGGCAAAAGACGCAGCCGTCCGGCCGGAGGTGAAGCGGTGAGCCGAAACATGGGCCAAAACCGGGACAAGGGTGGAAGATCAAATCGTGCGACCCCCCGGCATAAGACCAAGCGGGCGAGCGACGCCCGTGCCCAAAAGGGAGACAACCCGAAGTCCTGTACCACGGCTGGCCGCGCCGTGCCTTCGCACGCGGCAAATCGGGAAATAAAGGCAAGAACCGCCGCGGCAACTGCCGCGCGGCTTTCAGCGAATACCCGTCTGCGTGTGGCCCCTACGGTTGCTAGTGAAGAACAGGGGCGCTTATTTCAACCAACCACAAAGGAGACGCCATGAGCAAGGAGATATTCTGCTACACCAACGAAGACCTGCGGAGGTGGTACTGATGCGGCGTGGCAAGGCCAAGGTCTGCGGCGAATGCCCCAAGCGCGAGCGCTACGGCGTCTGCGTCATCCGCGCCAAGTTCATGGTCTTCGACCACCCAGCATGTGACTACGGCATCCGAGCCATCAAGAACGAAATCGCCAAGCGCCTCGCGCGCATCCGCCGCGGCCAGCCCGCCGACGGATCCAAGATCCGCACCTATTCCGGCGGCCGCTGGAAAATCACCACCCAACCACCCAACCGCCCAACCACCCAACCACCTAACCAGGCATGAAGCAGCTCTACGTCACCGCCTCGCTCCTCGAAGCCGCCCGCAAGGCCAAGGCCGTCTCCAAGGCCGACGCCCGCTGGTTCGCCGCGGCGCCACGCTCCGCGCGCAACTCCAAGCGCTACCGCGCCATCGCCGCCGCCGTCCGCGCCTGGGCCGCGGCAAAAACCGCGGCACCTTCCGCATATCCCCCGGCCGAAGGCCGTCCGCGAAGCGGATGCGCTAGCAGGGGTGCAGATTCGGCGGACCGCGTGGCCGCGCTTGTCGCAAAGCGCAATGAGATCGGCGAAATCCCCGCGCCGCGGCACCCGCGCGTCGTCGAGCGCTGCCGTGACGACCCGGCGCTCTTCGGTTGGCTCTACTGCCGGCAGCTCCTGGACCACCGCCCATCTCCCATAATCCGCGAACGTTTGATTTACAAAATCCGCGACGTGATTGTCTACGGCGGACAGCTCGCCGTAGAAATCTATCGCGGGGGCGGCAAGACAACGTGGATGGAAATCTGCATCGTCTGGGGCATCCTCTACGGATATTGCGACTTCCCGCTCGACATCGCCGCCTCGCATCCTCTCGCCAAGGCGGTGCGCAAGGCGATATTCGACCTCCTGGCGACTTCTGACGCGATCCATGCCGACTTCCCGGCTGTGCCGACCGCATTGCGCAAGATGAACGGGGCAGTACAGAAGGGATTGTCGCTCACCTACAACGGCGAGAATGTCGGCTTTGTTTCGTCTGACGCCTTTCTCCGCCTGCCAATGCTCAAAGACGGAAGCGGCAAACCGCTTGAACCGGCTTGCGGCGCGGTGCTTGCGTGTCGCGGCGTCGGCGCGTCCGTGCGCGGCCTTAACATCAACGGCAAGCGTCCTGGCGTCATTCTCATTGACGACCCAATGACGCAGAAAGACGCCGCATCTGCCGCGACTGTCCAGCGGATCGACGACTACATCCACGCCGACGTTCTCAACCTTGCGGCCAACACGGACACCGTCTCGGCGTTTATTGCAATTACGCCGCAGCGCGTCGGCGACCTGGCGCAGCGCATAGCCGACCGCACAATCCATCCGAACTGGTCCGTCACCGTTTGCCCATTCCTGATCTCGCTTCCGAAAAACTTCGACGATCTCGCCGGGGAGTTCTGCGACGCCTTTTACATCGACGCGGCAAACGACGACTTCAGGCGCAGCAACTCCCGCGCCTGGTATATCGCCAACCGCGAGCGCTTTGCCGATTGTGTTCCCGCCGATCCGCTTGCCTTCGACAAGAACACGGAAGTGGACGCGGTGCATCATGCGCTGCTGAAATACGCATCGAGCGGGCGCGACGCCTTCTATGCGGAATTGCAGCTTACCGTCAAGCGCGAGGAACACGCCTTCGTGCTCATGCCCGACACGGTGCTTTCCCGCGTTCGCAAGGGCGTGGAGATGCGCACGATTCCCGACGGCACGGTGCTGACAGTCGCCGCGACCGACATCAACCCGTCTTACGCGCTCTCGACCGTCGTCTGCGCGTTCGACGTGAAGCTCACCGGGTTTATTCCGATCTATCGCGTCGAGCCGATCAAGGTGGCGAACTTCACGAACGACACCGAGTTTTCCGCGCATCTCTTCGACGAGCTAATGCGCCACGCGCGCGACATCGCCGCGCAGGGCGTCAAGATCGACCGCTGGGGCATCGACGCCGGCGGACGGCAGTTCGACACCGTGACGCGCTTCGCGCCGCTTGCGCGCGGCATCGTATGTGCGGGCGAGGCGACGGCAATGCTTGGCCGCGCCGGGCGCAACTGGAACCCGTATGTCCGCTCGCGCATCCGTTCCGCAATCAATGGCACCGTGCGCTGCCGCGATATGCAGGGCCGGACGTGGCTTGCCTTCAACGCCGACGAGAAAAAGGAGCAGGTGCAGAGGGCGTTTAGTTCCGAGCCGGGCGCGCCCGGCGGCCTTTCGCTTTTTGATTCAGGAGCGAGGCACGTAGACTTTGCCATCCAGATGACGAACGAGCGCATCCGCACTAAGACCAAAATCGCGTCGAACGACGGCCTCGACCGCTGGGCGATCGTCTGGGAGTCGAAAGACCCGCACGATCTGCTGGACTGCGGCGCCATGTGCTACGCGCTCGCTGCCGACGAAAACCTCACCGGCGCGGGTACGCCGATCCGCACCGTGAAACAATGGACTTTCTAAACCACCAAACCACCCAACCACCCAACCACCCAACCACCAAACAACCCAACCACCAAACAACCATGAGCGAATACATCATCAGATTCCCGAAGAAGATTGAGCCGCGCGATCCGCGCCCGGCATCGACGCAGTTTGTCGGCTTTGTCGAACATTCACAATGCCGCGAGTGCGGCCAGAAGGTGAAGTGGCGCATCAAGAAGACATATCGAATGTCCGATGGTGCGCACCTCCGCGAATACCTTGTCTGCCCCAACTGCGGCGCGCGCGCGACGCGGATCACCGACATCCCGGTGCGGTGACGTCCGCGCGGGATTAATCCTCGACAGCGCGCCATTTGGCGCACCGCGACGCGGAAAAAAGTACGAATTTTCGGCTGCAGCCGAAAATTCGTCAGCGCAGGTATTTATTTTTTGCTTTTCCATGCTATGATGTTCGCGTAATGAGCGCGAACAGCAAAAAATCATATCTGCAAGGCGAGACGGCGACTTTCACGGTCGCCGACGCCGGATATTCCGCCGCGCAGCTCCAGATCGGCGGAGCCGACGCCACCATATCCACGCCGATGACGCTCGCCGACGGCACGTGGACGGCGACGGTGGACACCCAGGCGCTTGCGGGCGCGTTCCGCTTCGCCGTCTTTGCCGACGGCGAGCTGATCGAGGAGGGAGCGTTTTCCGTTCGCGTCCTCGTCTCGAAATACCGCGCCATCGTCGCGAAGATCGACGCGGCAATCCAGAAGGCCGCCGAGACCGGCCTCTCGTCCGTCACGGTCGGCGAGCTCAATATCTCCAACCGCTCATTCGACGAGATGCAGAAAATCCGGGCGAGCTACCTGAACATGGCCGTAGCCGAGGAGAGCGGCGAGTCGGCGGACGGCTGCGCAACGCCAAAACGGGAGGATATGTGGCTATGAAGCTCTGGCCGTTTAGTAAGAGGGGAACAGGGAACGGGGAACGGGGAACGGCATCCCCCGCCCATTCCCCATTACCCATTCCCCATTCCCCTTCCCTCCGCTCCTTCGACGCCGCGCTGTTCGAGCGCACGCTTTCCAACTGGCGCTGGGACGGCGGCTTCACAAACACCGAGATTCTTTCCGCGCTGCCGGTCATTCGCTCGCGCTCCCGCGACATGGCGAAGAACTCGCCGCTCTATGCGCGCTATATCCAGCTCATGCGCGAGAACGTCGTCGGCGACGGCTTCCGCCTCAAGGCGCTGCCCGCCGTCGCGGTGGATGATCCAACTTCAATCGACACCAAGGCCGCCGCGACGCTGGAATACCATTGGTGGAAGTGGTCAATGAACCCCTCCGCCGTGGACGCCGGGCGCCGCCAGAACCTCACCCAGATTTTGCAGCTTGCGGTCGAGAACTGGGTGCGCGACGGCGAGGCGTTCATTCTTCTTGACGATACGGCGCAGAACCGCTACGGCCTCAACCTCCGCGTCGTCCGCGCCGACTGCATCGACGAGACGGTGAACTTCGACAGCGGCGACGGCTACGCCGTTCGCGGCGGCATCGAGTTCGACATCGCGACCGGGCGGCCCCGCGCCTACTGGTTCAACGGCAGCCGCGCCGACAATGGCGGCGTCGTCTATTTCCATTCCAAGCCGATTGTCCGCATCGAGGCACGCCGGGTCATCCACCTCTTCGAGCATCACGAGGCCGACCAGATGCGCGGCGTTCCGCTTGGATATGCCGCGCTCGTGCCGCTCAAGATGCTCGACGAATACACCCGCGCCGAGCTTGTCGCCGCGCGGGCCGAGGCGTGCACGGTCGGCGTCTTCAAGTCGCCGTACGACAACATGAACCCGACCAAGTTTGAGGTGACGGACAAGGAAAAGAGCAAGGCGGCGAACATGATCCGCGAGGGCCAAAACCTATGGCTCCCGCCGGGCTTCGACTACTCTTCACACACGCCAAGCCACCCCAACAGGGCATGGGCGGACTACTCGACCAACCTCCAGCGACTCGTCGCAACGGGGCTCGGCGTGGACTTCACCGAACTGACCGGCAACGCATCGGCGGCGATTTCCGTCTCCGTGCGCCAGTCGATTCTTCGGACGCGCGAAATGTACAAGACGCGCCAGCGCGTCGTCTCGTCGCTCGTCCTCGACCGGCTCTATCACGCCTGGCTGCGCTCGTTCCTTTCGCTCGCCATCTCCGGCGACTTCTCGCTTGCGGACTTCGAGCGTTTGAGCGACCACGAGTTCAAGGGTCGCCGCTGGGGATGGATCGACCCGACCGCCGAAGTCAACGCCGCGACGATTGCCGTGGCGCACGGCTGGCGCACCGACGCGGAAGTGGCGAGCGACTACGGCAACGACATCGACGACGATATCAAGGAGGCCGCGCGCGTCAAGCCGCTAAAGGACGCTGCCGGCCTTGTCACCCTTCCAAGCGGCCAACAGCCGCCGCAACCCGCGCCAGAGGCGCAACCCACAACGGAGAACAACAATGGCCAAGAAGAAAATCAAGGTTGAAGTCGAGCCGCGGTTCCGCAAGCCCGCCGACGACCCCCGCACCTACCGCACCGCCGCGCTCACCATCGAGACGCGGCAGCTCGACGACGGCAAGACCGAGGCGGTCGTCCGCGCGTCCGTCTCTTCCGAGGAACCATACGAGCGCGTGATGTGCGACGAAAACGGCGAGCGCGTCCGCGCCTATGAAGTCCTCGGCCACAAGGACGGCGAGATCGACTTCTCCCGCATGAAAGACGGCCTCGTCATCCAGGACACGCACTGGGGCGACCAGATCGGCATCATCCGCGAGCCGGAAGTCAAGGACGGCAAACTCGGCGGCGTGATCGAGTTTGGCAGCGGCGAGCGCTCGCAGGAGATCGCCCGCGACGCGGCCAAGGGAATCCGGCGCAACATGAGCGTCGGCTACATCGTCAACAAGTACAAGCGCGACGGCGTGGCGGAAGACGGGCTTCCGATCTTCCGCGTCGTCGACTGGACGCCCTACGAGGCGTCATTCGTGAATGTCCCGGCGGACGCCTCCATCGGCGTCGGGCGAGTGCTCGACGCGACCGAAGGCGGCGCGGAACCGGCAACAAGGGCGGCGGTCAATCCGTCCGCCGTTCAAAAGAAAGAGGAAAAAGAGATGGATGCAAAGACCATCGCCGCCCTTATGGCAAAAGCCGAGAGGGCGCACATGAAGGCCGCCGACGTTTCTGCTCTCATCGAGCAGGGCAAGACCGAGGCGGAAATCTCCGACGCCATCGCCGAGCGCGCTCTCGCGTATGCCGACGACGTGCAGAAGAAGGCCGCCGAGCGCGCCGCCGCGAAGCCTGACATGCCGACGCCCGCCGCGCCCGCGATCATCACCGGCGGCGAGTCGAAGAGCCGCAAGTACAACCTCGTGAACGTCATCCGTTCCATGGTTGCGGCTCACGAGGGCAACATCGGCCCCGACATCGGGTTCGAGCGCGAAATCTCGCAGGAGATCGCCCGCCAGAACCACAAGTCCGCGAAGGGCCTCTTCGTGCCTTCCTACGCGCTCCTCACCGGCAAGCGCGCGCTCGACACGTCGAACGCCGCCGGCCTTGTCGCCACGGACACGCTTTTCGGCGAGTTCATCCAGGCGCTCGTCGCAGACACCGTGCTCGGGCGCGTCGGCATCCGCAC